GGACTTGAAAGACCAAAAGAAAGCGTAGAAGAAAATGCTTGCTCTGAATGTTTAAGTGAACTTAATGCAGAGTTTGATCTTGCAGAAGTATTAGCAAGCTTAACTGAAGAAGTAGAGCTTGAATCTTATGGAGGTTATCCACAGTCTGCAAAGAACAATGCTAAAAGAGGTATTGCTTTAAACGAAAAAGTAAACAATAAATGTGCAACTCAAGTTGGTAAGGTTAGAGCAAGACAGCTTGAGAAAGGAGAGAAATTTACTCTACCTACATTAAAAAGAATATATTCTTATTTATCAAGAGCAGCTGCTTATTATGATCCAGGTAACAATGAAGCTTGTGGTACTATTTCATATTTATTATGGGGTGGTAAATCAATGCTTAACTGGACAACATCTAAACTAAAAGGACTTGATGCTATAGAAGCATCTTCAACAATTATAGATGGAAGAGCTGCCTATTCAACACAAGAAGAAGCAGAAAAAGCTGCTGAAGATATAGGTTGTTCAGGGTATCATACACACGAGTACGAAGGAGATGTATGGTATATGCCTTGTGAGGAACACAATCTAAAGCTTCCTTGCACAGAAGGATATGAGCAAATAGGAATGAAAGATAAAGATGGTAGAAAGGTTCCTAATTGTGTTCCAATAAAAAGATGAAAAGAAGAAAAAATGCAACATTAAGTTATTCTTCTCCAAGAAGTTCATCAAGAGCTTGTTTGTGTCCTGATGGTAGAACATATTCAATAAAATGCTGTGATGGAACATTAGAAGCACAAGGAATAGGAAGCATACATAGGACAACTAATTATTTATTACAAGAAAATATAGATTTCATATTACAAGAAGACAACAGTAAAATAAAATTATAATGGCAGATAAAAAAATATCCGAATTAAACGCAGTAACTGCATCTAATATAGATGGGACAGAAGTATTACCAATAGTAGATTCATCTGAAACAAAAAAAATAACTGCTTTAGAACTTCAACGTTATATTGTAAATCATTTAGAACCTACATCAGTTACAGTAAGCGTAGCAGGAGGAACTATTGATTTAGATGCTTCTACTTATGATGAAGCAGAGCTTATTGTACTTTCTTGGTCTGGTTCAAATGGAACTATAGAACTCACTTTACCTGATGCAACAGCAACTAAAAATTTAAATAGAGTAATTAGAATTATATCTGATTCTACATTTACTACTTCAACACACGCAGATTTAACTCCTGTATCAGGACAAAATTTAGATGGTAGTTCAAGTGCTTACAGAATCAACAAAGCTTATGAGGGGATTATGGTTTGGTGTAATGGAACAGAATGGTTTGTAGTACAACAGAAAGCATAAAAATACAACAAAGTATTTAAAATCAGTAATAACTATAAATAAGAATCTTATGAAAGCAAGTGAAATTGTAACTAAAATCAAAGATGTTCTTTTATCAACTAATACAGAGGAAGAAGTAACTACTCCTGAAGTTGAATTAAAAGAAGAAGCTCCTAAAGCTAAAAAGAAAGAAGCTAAGAAGGAGATTAAAGAGGAAGCTCCTAAAGCAGAAGTTAGACAAGTATCCTACTCTGCAGAAGAATCAGCTGACGAACTACAAGAGGAAAACTACGAGGAGAATCCAGTAGAAGAAGCTCCTGCTGTAGAGTATGCTACTAAAGACGAAGTGTCAGAACTTAAGTCTATGGTAGAGAAATTAAGAGGTATGATTGAAGCTAAAGAAGAAGCTAAAGAAGAAGTTCCACAAGAACTATCTGCTGACGAGCCTGCTGAAGCAATTAATCATTCACCAGAAAACGAAGTAAGTGGAAAGATTGGTGTTAGGTTTGCTCCAAACGCAAATAGAAACACTACTTACAATAGAGTATTAAACGCAATAAGTAAATAATAATTAAATTAATTTAAAATGGCAACAACAACTAATATAAGTTCAAGTTACGCTGGTGAATTCGCTGGAAAATATATTTCTGCAGCTTTATTATCAGGTAAAACTTTAGCAGAAGGTAATATTACAGTAGTACCTAATGTTAAATATAAACAAGTAATGAAGAAAGTGGCAACAGATGGCATCGTAAAAAATGCAGTTTGTGATTTTGACCCAACATCAACACTTACTCTTACTGAAAGAATCTTACAACCAGAGGAGTTTCAAGTGAATCTTCAGTTATGTAAGGAAAATTTTAGAGACGACTGGGAAGCAGTACAAATGGGATATTCTGCATTTGACAACTTACCATCTAACTTCTCTGACTTTTTAATTGCTCACGTAGCAGATAAAGTAGCTCAAAGAATGGAAACTAACATCTGGACAGGTACTAACGCAACTGCTGGTCAGTTCGATGGTTTCATTACTACATTAGGTGCTGATGGTGACGTTAATGACGTAACAGGTACAGCTTCAACTGCAGCTAACATTATTACAGAGCTTGGTAAAATTGCTGACGCAATTCCATCTACAGTATATGGTTCAGAAGATATGACTATCTACTTACCTTCTAATATGTATAGAAACTACATTAGAGCATTAGGTGGATTTGGAGCTTCAGGATTAGGAGCAGCAGGTACAAACAATCAAGGTACACAGTGGTATAACAATGGTGCTGGTCTTCAGTTTGATGGTATTCAAATTGCATTAGCTCCAGGATTATCTGATAACGATGCTGTAGCAGCACAAAAATCAAACTTATTCTTTGGAACAGGTCTATTATCTGACCAAAACGAAGTTAAAGTAATTGATATGGCTGATCTTGATGGTTCTCAAAATGTGAGAGTTGTTATGAGATTTACTGCTGGTATTCAGCACGGAATTGGAGATGAAGTAGTATTATACGCTACATCATAATAAATAACTGTTTAACTTAAGAAAGGGTAGGTAAGCCTTGAGCCTACCACCCTTTTTTTATATAAAAAATAAAAATTATGGCTTGTGATTTATCATTAGGAAGAAAAGAACCTTGTAAAGATGTCGTTGGTGGAATAAAAAATGTTTATTTCGTTGACTACGGAGATTTAGGTTCTGTTACATTAACAAATGACGAAATTACCAATTTAACTAATTCAAGTACTGTAGTTTGCTACAAATACGAGTTAAAAGGTAATTCTTCATTAGAACAAACAGTAAACGCTTCAAGAGAAAACGGAACTACTTTTTATGAGCAAACATTAAATTTAACTCTTAAGAAATTATCTAAAGAAGATAACAAAGAATTAAAGTTATTAGCTTATGGAAGACCTCACGTTGTTGTTGAAGATTATAACGGTAATTGTATGATGGTTGGTCTTGAACACGGTGCAGATGTGTCAGGCGGTACAATTGTAACTGGTGCTGCAATGGGAGACTTAAGTGGATATACATTAACATTAACTGGTATGGAAACAACTCCAGCTAACTTTATGACTGTAGATTCTACTGATGCGTTATTCCCATTCAGTGAATTTGCTGGATTAACAGGAACTCCTGCAGCTACTATTACAGTAGGTAGCTAACTCTTAAACATAGAGGATTTTCTTAAACACAGAAAGGGGACTTTAATAGTCCTCTTTTTTTTTGAACAACATTAAGCTTTATAAGTTATATAGGTATGATAAGATTATCACCAACAACTTCATCTCAAACAATTAGCATAATTCCAAGAGCTTACACTGTTGCGAGTGACTTATCTATGGTTATTATAGAAGACGGTACAAGAAAAACTCAAACTATAACAGATATTACTTCAAGTCTTTCATCAGATGGTAATTACTTGCAGATGTCTGTGGCTTTTAGTATTTTAACAGCTGAAAACAGCTATTCTTTTGAGTTAAAACAAGGAAGTACATTACTCTATAGAGGTAAAGGTTATTGTACTTCTCAAACAGATAATACAACAGATCATACATTAAATAGTAATAAGTATGACCAATATACAGGGACAGATACAGATAGCCAAAAATATATCGTAATATGAGCAAAGTAAAAGTAATAAACCTATCAGGGTACGAGGTGCCAAGCATAAAAGAATCAACCAGATATGATTGGGTTGAATATGGTGACAATAATAACTATTTTGGAGACATTATAGATAGATACACTGGGAGTCCAACAAACTCAAGATGTATTAATGGTATCACAGATTTAATTTATGGTAGAGGATTAGACGCAACAGATTCAGAAGATAATTCTGTTCAGTTTGGTCAAATGCAACAAATACTAAAAGATGTAGATGTAAGAAGAATTACAGGAGACTTAAAACTTTTAGGTCAAGCATCTATACAAGTTGTATATAATAAAAGGAAAACAAAGATAATGCAGTTAAAGCATTTTCCTACTGAAACATTAAGAGCAGAGAAAGCAAAAGACGGTAAAATAAAAGCATATTACTATCATCCTAAATGGAGTGAAATAAAGCCTTCTGATAAGCCTAAAAGAATACCAGCATTTAAGTTTGGTAAAAAAAGTGAAAACGTAGAGATATACTGTATAAAGCCTTATAGAGCAGGTTTCTATTATTATTCTCCAGTTGATTATCAAGGATGTTTACAGTATTGTAATTTAGAGGAAGAAGTATCTAATTATCATATTAATAATATACAGAATGGACTGCAGCCTTCTTTACTATTAAACTTTAACAATGGTATTCCAGGTGATGAGGCACAAGAGATCATAGAAAGAAAGATATATGAAAAGTTTAGCGGAAGTAGTAATGCAGGTAGATTTATATTAGCATTTAATGATAATGCAGAAAACCAATCAACTGTTGAACCTATTCATCTACCAGATGCTCACGCACAATATGACTTTTTAGCTAAAGAGTCAAGAGAGAAGATAATGATTGGTCACGGTGTTGTATCTCCAATATTACTTGGTATTAAAGATAATACTGGTTTTGGTAATAATGCAGAAGAATTAAGAACTGCAAGTGTTTTAATGGATAACATTG